CGGGGTGCTTTTTGATGAGCTGCATACACAGCCGGACAGAAGACTCTTTGACGTTATGACGAAGGGCTCTGGTGATGCCAGAACCCAGCCGCTGTTTTTCTTGATAACGACAGCGGGAACAGATACAAAAAGCGTGTGCTATGAACAGCACCAAAAGGCTCTGGACATTATGTCCGGAAAAAAGAAGGACCCTACTTTCTACCCGGTGATTTATGGCGCCGCCCAGGATGAAGACTGGACGGATCCGGCGGTGTGGAAAAAGGCTAACCCTTCACTGGGTTACACAGTGCAGATAGACAAAGTGAAAGCTGCGTGCGATTCGGCCAAGCAGAACCCGACCGAGGAAAACGCCTTCCGTCAGCTGAGGCTTAATCAGTGGGTCAAGCAGGCGGTAAGGTGGATGCCTATGGACAAGTGGGCTCTCTGTTCAACACCGGTTGACGCTAAAGCCCTTGAAGGGCGTGTGTGCTACGGAGGGCTTGACCTTTCAAGTACAACTGATATTTCCGCGTTCGTTCTTGTCTTTCCTCCGATGGATGAGAATGACAAATACTGGATATTGCCCTGGTTCTGGATACCGGAAGACAACATGGCCATCCGCGTATTGCGTGACCATGTAAATTACGATGTCTGGCAGCGGCAAGGATTCCTGGAGGCAACCGAAGGTAATGTCATTTACTACGGTTACATTGAGAAGGCCATACAGCGCCTTGGAGAACGGTACAACATCCGTGAGATAGCGTATGACCGATGGGGAGCCACACAGATGGTTCAGCACCTTGAGGAGATGGGCTTCACGGTTGTTCCCTTTGGTCAGGGCTTCAGAGACATGAGCCCACCTACCAAGGAGCTTATGAGACTGGTCCTTTCCGGGGAGATTGCGCACGGTGGACATCCGGTTCTTGAATGGATGATGGACAACGTTTATGTCCGTCAGGATCCGGCGGGAAATATCAAGATGGATAAAGAGCGCAGTACCGAAAAGATAGACGGTGCTGTTGCGATGGTCATGGGCCTTGACAGGGCAATAAGAAATGGAAATGACACCTCTGAATCGGTCTATGACACCAGAGGCGTAATCACAATTTGACAAGGAAAAAACAATGGGTCTTTTTAACAGATTGCGCGGCAAGCCGAAAAACTACCAGATAGGTTCCCGTTGGGGTTGGTTGTCTGGCGGCAGGTCGTCAGCAGGCAAGATAGTCAATGAAAAATCGGCCATGCAGGTTTCAGCTGTATATGCATGTGTGAGAGTAATCTCTGAATCCATCGCATCGCTTCCTTTGGACCTTTTCCTTTATGATCAGAAAGGTTCAAAGAGAGACAGGGAGCATCCGCTGTATAAAGTGCTGCATGATGAGCCGAACCCGGAAATGACAAGCTTCACTTTCCGCGAAACCATTACAAGTCACCTCTTGCTTTGGGGCAATGGTTATGCACAGGTTGTCCGCAACGGCAAGGGCCAGACAATCGGACTCTATCCCCTACTCCCTGACAGGATGGAGGTTCACAGAGACGATAAGACAGCCGAGATTTACTATGTTTACCATGTGAGCCGTGACAACGTGGTACCCGGATTGAACGCTGGTGATCCGGTGCGTCTTGAAGCCGAGGAAGTGCTTCACATTCCCGGTCTTGGGTTTGATGGCCTTATTGGTTACTCACCGATTGCTATGCAGCGCAATTCAATCGGAGAGGCAATAGCCACTGAAGAGTATGGCTCAAAGTTCTTTGAGAACGGCGCAACCCCCTCTGGTGTATTGGAGCATCCTGGCGTTCTCAAGGATCCGAAGAAACTGCGTGATTCTTGGAATGCAGCTTATGGCGGATCTGCCAATGCTGGCAAGGTTGCAATTCTGGAAGAAGGTCTGACCTTCAAGACAATCGGCATTCCTCCCAAGGATGCCCAGATGCTTGAGTCAAGAAAGTTCCAGGTTGAGGATATTGCCCGAATCTTCCGTGTTCCACAGCACATGATAGGAAGCCTTGAACATGCCACGTTCTCCAATATCGAACACCAGAGCCTCGAGTTTGTCAAATATACTCTCGGTCCTTGGATGGCTCGTCTTGAGCAGAGCATGGATAGGCGTCTTCTCAACAGCATCGAAAAACGTGACCACTACATTCAGTTCAACGCAGAAGGCCTTCTCCGTGGAGACCTGCAGAGCCGTAATCAGGCTTATGCAGTGGCCAGACAAAACGGCTGGATGAGTGCAAATGATATCAGGGCAAAAGAAGGCATGGACCTTATTCCCGCCGAACTTGGCGGTGACAGGTATCTGTGCAACGGCAACATGGTCGATATCGGTCAGGCCGGAGGGAGTAAATAATGTCAAAGAACAAAGAAATTAAGAGGTTTTGGTCATGGGCCGAACCCAAGAATGAAAGTGAAGAAAGAGTCCTGACAATTGACGGTGTCATTGCCGAGGACAGCTGGTGGGGTGATGAATACACACCTGCCATGTTCAGACAGGAACTGAATGCATCAAGCGGCCCTGTGACAGTCTGGATTAACTCCTATGGTGGAGATGTCTATGCTGCAGCACAGATCTACAACATGATCCGTGATTATCCCGGCAAAGTCACAATCAAGATTGATGGCATTGCCGCCTCTGCAGCTTCTGTTATTGCAATGGCCGGCGATGAAGTTCTTATGAGTCCGGTCTCAACCATGATGATTCACAATCCGTGGACAATGGCTATGGGTGATGAGCATGAACTTGAAAAGGTTCAGGAAGCTCTGAGGACCTGCAAGAAAACCATTGTCAACGCCTACATGCTCAAGACCGGAAAGAGCGAAGAGGAAATCTCTGAACTCATGGACAATGAAACGTTCTTTGAGGTCTATTGGGCCATTGAGAACAAGTTTGCCGATGGAATTATTGAGCGCCGCCCGATTGAGGAAGAAGGCGCAAATAATAAGATGGGTAGAAGTTTCAGCAGCAAAAACAATGCTGCTGTTTTTTATGCAAAGCTTCGGACGGCTTCTGGTAAAGCCCAGGGCCAGCAGAAGCCGAAAGAAGTTGAGCTCTGCAAGGTGTCTGACCTGATGGCAGATCTCAAAAGAAGAAAGTCTAAGTGAAAGGAGAAAGAAATGAAGACTTCAAAAACTGAACTCAGCGCAAGAATGAACCGCGCATGGGAAGACTGCAAGGCCTTCCTCGAAGATCACCGTCAGGATAACGGAACAATTTCCGCAGAGGACAAGGCCGTCTATGACGAGATGGTGAAGAACGTCGATGCTCTCAAGGCAGAGCTTGAGCTTCTTGATGAAGTTGAGAAGAGAGACAAGGAGATGAACAAGCCCACCTCCACTCCCATTGTCAACAACATCAAGGCAGACAACAACGGCACAGGCAGAAAGTCCAAGACCTACAATCAGATCTTCCAGGACTACCTCAGAGGTATTGCCGACAATAAGGTTGTCCGCAACTCCCTGACAGAAGGGACAGATGCCAAGGGCGGATACCTTGTTCCTGAAGAGTTTGAGAACAGGGTCATTGACAAGCTCAAAGACCTGAACGTCATCAGAAGATTTGCCCACGTCATCCGCACATCCAGCAAGCACAACATTCCTGTTGAAGCAACAGCAGGCGGAGCTTCATGGATTGATGAAGAGGGTGCATACCAGGAAGACGACCAGACATTTGGACAGGTTGTCCTTGACGCCTACAAGGTCGGCAAAATGGTCAAGGTTTCTGACGAACTGCTTGAAGATGTCGAGTTTGATCTTGCAGGTTATGTTGCAGACCAGCTGGCCGCTGCTATTGCAGAGGCCGAGGAAGCAGCATTCTGCACAGGCAACGGAACAAAGAAACCCGTTGGAATCTTCACAGCCAATGGTGGTGAGGTTGGTGTAACAACAGGAGCAGCTGACAAGATCACTGCAGATGAGATTCTCGACCTGGTTTACAGCCTCAAGGCTCCCTACAGAAGGAACGCAAGATTCTATCTGAACGACCAGACCATCAAGGTCATCCGCAAGCTCAAGGATGGCAACGGAAACTTCATCTGGCAGCCGGCTCTCACAGAAGGCCAGCCCGACAGACTTTGCGGATTCCCCGTTGAGTCAGTCGCTGCAGCACCGACAATTTCCGCAGGCGCCTATGTCCTGGCATTTGCAGATCTGGGATATTACTGGATTGCAGACCGCACAGACATGGACATCCGCAGACTTGACGAGCTGTTTGCAGCCAATGGCCAGGTCGGATTCCGTGGCTCAAGAAGAGTCGATGCAAAGCCCGTGCAGAAAGAGGCAATCAAGCTCCTGCAGATGCACGCTTAATCAGGAGGTGATTCATGCGCACTTGTAAGAATTACCGCACCGATGGTGGCGATACTATCGTCATCGGCGGAAAAGTTGTTTTTGAAGAAGGAGCAAAGGTTGAGGGTGCTCTTGAACCTGCAGCAAACCTTCCTTCTGGAACAGCTACAACTGCACAGATTGTCACAGCTCTTAAGAACGCCGGCCTTATGGTCGGCGATGCTTTTGCGCTTACCTATGATGCAGTTGAACAGGATGAAGGCCATGCCGACCGCATGTACAACACCAACCAGATCAGCGCCGTTGTCATTGACAACGATGCGCATACCATCACCATCACGCTGTCGAAGAAGGTTTCACAGCTGAAGGACTTTGATGGTCAGCATGGTTGGGGAGTCCACAAGTGGCTGGGCATTGGTATCGTAACCGGTATCAATTACCCGACTGCAACACTCAAGTACAATGGCGCTGCCCTTACAGCAGAGGATGCTTCAGAAGCAGCTGCATGTGGCCTTGAGGGTACAGGCGTGTTTGTCCGCTGGGTAGCTGCAGACCTGGTTCTTGCCGGAATCGAAGGCGAAAAGACCAAGGGCTCATTTACTCTTTGGGCTGACGGTTATGCTCTGACCACTTACAAGCTGGTTATTGTCGAACCGGAATGATGAAACAAACCGACCACAGGCCTGTAAAAAACGGGCCTGTGGCGCTTTTATATAGGAGGTAGACATGCTTGTCGCCTTAACAGACTTCAATAACTACACGGGCGATTTTGCGGCAGAGACAGCCGATAACAAGCAGAAGGAAGAGTACCTTGTGTCTGCCCAGAACATTGTTGCCGATTTTCTGCGCTTTGATCCGGAGCAGATTGTCTGGACCGAAGGTAAGAATCCCGGCGTTGATTGTCCTGTTCTGATTCTCCTGACAATCAAGAGAATTGC